GCCTCATGCAATTTTCAACAATTAAGCGTCAGGGTCTACCCAATTAGGGTCTTGAACCCACTTAGGGTCTGCAGCAGGGTCATAGGTGTACCGATTTCCTGACCAGTTGCTAGGCGCGTCCGTCACGTTTTCAGTAAGCGTAGCGTTGCTAGAGTTCAAGTCGCAAATATAAAAGTCTGGCGCAGACGGATCGCCAACAGTGATCTTGTCAGACCCTATAGCTACAGCTTTGCTGTCTTCAAACAGATACTTAGAAAGATTAGTTGAGTTTTCAGTGATGGTTTTCATGCTTTATCCCTTAACAATAATTTTAGTGGCCGCTACAGCCGTTCCTGCAAAAACACTAGGATCAGCGGCAGTTGTGCCAAGGCTTCCGTCAAGTTGAACAAAATATTGCTGGCCCGGTGTAAGACTGCTTTGCGCGTCATCTACAGACCCCACAATCTGCACTGTAGCAGTTGCCCCGTCAGAATAAGCCGCATCTGATATTCCAATGTAGTTTTCTGAAGTTATGTTAGTTGCACTGCCGCCAGTTTGGAAAACAACAGCCATGCCATCATCGGCAAGCGCGCCACCACCACTTGCATTTCTAAAAGCTATTACTGTTCTCTTGGCTCCGTTGTCCCACACAGCAGCTTTTTGATTGGTGTCGGCTCTGTCTCCACCAAGATACTCATACGTTGTATCGAAGGACATTGATGTCCCGCTAATTGTCCCGGAAACAAGTTTTCCTGCGCCTGAAGCATAGCGCCATACAAAAATTACTTTGTTTTTGACGTTGTCGAAAACAGCCGACATATCATCGACTTCACCAGAATTAAAAGTGCCTTGTGAGCCAAATGAAATGTTGGTTCCACTAATTGTGCCAACAATATATTTGCCGTCCGAGACGTTATTAAATCCTAGTGCTATTTTTGAGTTAGATGTGTCATACACCGCACCGTATTTTTCTGCACTGCCTGTGGTGTCAAACTCTGCGGCTGTTCCATAGCTAACAGAGGTGCCACTCACTGTTGCAACAATACCTTTTCCCTTGCCGCTATCACCACCATCCTTGAAGAAAATAGCGTGTTTTTGAGCGGAAGAATCATAAACAACTGTGTTTTGCTCTACCGTGGCACTTTCCCAAACTGATGGGGTGCCGAAGCTAACAGACGTGCCTGAAATTGTCGCTACAATCCCAGTTCCATAATTGCTATTACCGTTGTCTCTATAAACAACTAGTGTTTTTTGCGCGTTGGTGTCATAAGCCATATCAACGTGCGATATTTCCGCTGACTCAAAAACTACCGCACTGCCGAAGCTAATTGATGTGCCACTTACAGTTCCAACAATAGCTGTTCCGTACTTACTGTTTCCTGAGTCTGAGTAAGCAATAAGAACCTTTTGCGCATTAGCATCATACTCACAAGCAATTGTGTCGTATTGAGCCGTATGCGCGCTTTCAAAAACAACAGGCGTACCAAAACTGATCGAGTTGTCAGACGCATCTACCGTTCCCACTACTGCAGTCCCGTAATTGCTATTGCCATTATCTGAATAAGCTATTACCACCTTTCCAGCATTAGCGTCATAAGCAGGTCTTGGGTAATAGGTTACGCCATCTTCAAACGTGACCCTTGTTCCGGCTGCCTGAGTAACAGTACTTTGACTAACCGCACTAACAGTTCCATTTGCATTAATAATGACCGTGTCACCATTTGCCAATGTTCCTGACGCAGTAGCCTCAAAAGTTGCGCCACCTGCTGTATCTGCAAAACTTAACTTACCGCTTCCGTTGGTCTGCAGCACTTGCCCATCAGTGCCATCAGCATTAGGAAGCTCTAAGGTATAAGTAGCCGCTGCTGAGTGGGGTGGGCCTTTTAGCGTTACACCGTGGCTATTTGACTCACAGTTAAACCTGATAGCACCAGCGTTAGTATTGCCATATAGCTCTGTAAAGCCCGTGCCATTTGGAAATAGCTGGATGTTGCCATTGGTGTCTGTAGACTTAATCGCATTTGCGTCAATCTTAATGTTGTCTACATCTAGCTCAGTAAGCGTCTGAGTAGAGTTTACGGACAAGGTGTTAGTAGACAGGGTAAGGCCCGTACCTGCCGTCAGTGCCGTCTTGGATACATCAATGGCCGCACTAGCATTGACATCAGCATTTACTATGACGCCAGAGCCAATGGCTGCCACGCCAGTATCCGCAATCGTAATGTCGCCAGATACTACGTTATCAATCCACTTTGATGTCCCGGTGTCGTAAAACAAAAGGGCAGCATCAGCAGGAGAAGTAACGTTAGTATCAGCAAGACCTGCAAGCGTAGCGCCACCTAAGCCAGTTTGTGAGTCTACATAAGCCTTTACCGACTGCTGGCTAGGTATTCCGGTTGCGGAGTTACTGCTAAGGTCATCTTCATCTACAAATGACTTACCATCCAAGATGTTGAGTTCTGCGGCACTAGATGTAACGCCATCAAGAATGTTTAGCTCAGCAGCCGTGGCTGTCACAACGCCACCATTTACAGTAAACGTGCTAGAAGCAGATAGTGTGGTAAATGATCCAGCCGCAGGCGTTGCCCCGCCAATAACGGCATTGTCGACCGTGCCGCCGTCTAAGTTAGCGGTCGTAATAGTTCCAAGATTGCTAACAGTAGCGCCGTTAAAATTGACAGTGCCACCAGCAGTAAGGTTGGTAAATGTTCCTGCACCAGCAGATGAGCCACCAATCGTAGCGCCATCCACCGTACCACCGTTAATATCGGCAGATGTAACAACAAGGTTGGTAAACGTACCAGCGGCTGCTGAAGAAGCGCCTATTACTGTCCCGTCAATGTTTCCGCCGTTAATGTCAGCGGTTGGGATAGTAACTGTGCCGGTAAACGTAGGGCTTGCTGTATCAGACTTGGTAGCAATCGCAGTTGATATAGCATCAAATTCTGTTTCAAACTCCGTGCCACGAACAACCTTATTGGTGTCACCGCCCGGAAGCGTGTCCTTGGCCGCAAAGTCAGTAGTCTTGGTGTAATTAGCCATTGGTCATTCCTAGCAAGAGAAAAGGAAAAGGGGCCTTGCGGCCCCCGGTACTCTATTAGGCAGAAGGTACTGCCAGAACAAAGCCAGCTTCAGGACGATACACCTGAACACCGTAAAGGGTGTCTGCGGTGTACAGAGTAGACAAGTACTCTTGCTTGTACTGAGTCTGAGAGCGAACAGCCAACTGCTCTGCCATAACGACGGCATCAGTGTGGAACAGCAGTGCTGCACGAGTGTCCACGCTAGATGCAGTGTTATCGCCAGCAGCTTCGATCGTTCTGCAGTTAGCAGAGACGTAAACGTCTACGCCGTACAGGTTGCCGATCAAGCCGTTATTGACGGTTCCACCGGATACGAAGTCAGAAGACACGTATCGGTCAATACCCATAATCGCATTGCGCGTGGCAGGCGGGATGATCAAGTTGCGGCCTTCCATAGGCACGTTGTTGTCATCCATCTTCTGGATCATGTCACGGAAAAATGCGTCCGTGAACTCATCACCAGCTACCAGAGTATCGTCGGTGTACTGAGTAGTAGTACCGTTATCATTGAAAAAACAACCAGTGTGCTGGTAGTCGGTAGCAGCAGGGCTGAATACAACAGCGCCACCGTCACCAAAACCAGTACCAGCTGCGTGCAGATCGTTGTCAACCTGTACAGCCAGCGAGTAACCAGCGTCTTCAGTGTAGAACTGACGCAGAGATGACAGTGCTTGTACCTCTACAATGTCCTCAATCAGACGTGAGTACTCAAAGTGCCGGTTAATAGTAACCTGCAGCTCTGACTCGGTGTTTGCAATGATAGTTACCGCAGTATCAGCCGCCTTAGCGTTGGCATCACCACGAGTAGGCTTAGGGATATGAATAACGTCACCCTTCTTGCCATTCATAGCGATACGCTTGACAAGGGGTGCCATCTTCAAGTTCTTTTGATAAGAAGCGATAATCTCATCTGACCAGATTTCTGGTACAAATGTTGCCGCTTCTGTTAGGGCAGTATTACCGCCCGCGCCGGGGTAAGTTGCTGTAGCCATGATAAATCTCCTTTAAGGCTATTTAACTCGACCCTCCGCGTAAGCTCTCAGCAGTTCATCTGAAAGGCTTTGATAACGCTCGGGGTCATCTCGCATTAGTTTCACAATGTCAGCGCGACGATAAACCTTCTTCCTTGTCCCCTCTGCGGAACCGCGAGCATTACCTGTATTGGCAGATTTAACACTATTCTTACGAGCTGCCAGTTCTGCGTTAGCAGTCTGTTGAACGACATTGCTACGCTCTTTGTAAAGCGTAAACAACTCGTCTGCAGCGTCATAATCATACGATCTATCAGCCTCTACAAATAACTTCGTCCTAACCTTTGACCCCTTAATCCACTCGGCAAACTTAGGGTCTTGCAGTATTGAATCCATCTCTGGGTGTCTGGATCTCAACTGTGCAAGAGTGGCCTGCTGTTTGTACTGTTGAGTGTAAGCCTCCGCTTCTTTGATTTTGGGGTGGTTAGCAATACGGCTATCCACAGCTTTCTGAGGATCAACAAAGAAATCAACATCTTCGCTATCGTCTATTTGCTGTTGCTCAGGTGCTTCTTTGGCTGAGAGTTCTGTCTGGATGTAGCTGTCAACCACTTGCCGCAGTTCACCAACTTCATTCCGCTGCTTGCCTGAAAACTTTTCAAGCTCTTGGTGCATCTGTATTAGTTCTTCAACAGACTTACCTTGATACTTGTCCGGTACTTCACTGGCTTGAGGTTGCTCCTCTACAGGGGCCTCAACAGCTTCAATAGCTGGTTCTTCCGGCAATGTGGTGTCCACCTCATCTGGACGCTCATCAATAATTGTCGCTCTTGACATCACTTAACTTGCCCCGCCTTATCAAAGGTTATGGAGATAATCAAAGTTGACCGGCCTCTCGGCTGGCCTCTCTACCACGTCGCCCAGCTTCCTCGTGTTCTCGTACCCACCTCATGTGTCTGCCGGGGAAATCCCCGGTTGACCCATCCAGCACGCACTTGGTCGCTGAAACGATTTTTGTAGCTTCGGCGCCACAACCGCACCTACTGGTTGTAGTTGTGCCATCTACAAAATCTTCAAAAATGTGTCCGTTCGTACAACGGAACTCAAATACCTTAATCATCAGAGCCTGTCAACTCTTCGTAGTTAGCAATCGTTGAAGTCTCTAGGTTAATTATATACGCAAGGACGTTTATCTGACCCTTACGGAAGTACATGTCATTAGTGTCCTTAGTGGCCTCTACGCTATTTATTGAGCTGGCATTGCCTTGAAGCTCTAAAACCAACTGCTTCCAAGCATCAGACCTAAACATGTCAAAAAACATGCTGTAATACTCTTCATCTTCCTTCGTCACGCCTTCTTTTTCCTTCTGCGGCCTGACGCTGTCACAGCGTATTTCACCTTTTTTGGCCCTGTTTTCTTAGCTTTAGCGGCATCTTTTTCCGCTTTTGTCATCTTTGCAGCTACTTTCTTGGGCCTACAGGCCGGATATGGGCGTTTTGAGCCTTTGGCCTTCTTACGACCGCAGGGCTTGCCAGTCTTAATATCGACCCATTCCTCGTTAAACCACTTAGTAAGGCCACCCTTGGTTTTAGCCATAAGTGCCACCGCGCTTCTTGTATTCCCGCACTAGCCACGCATTGGCGTAGGCACTGGGGTATACGTCAAACTTACGCTTAGCCGCAGCTTTAACCCTAGAGTAAAGAGCCTTGTTCTTTACATTATCGGGTATAGAGCCTTTCTTTTTCTTGGCCTTAGCCTTGGCTTTGGGCATTACTTCTTCGCCTTCTTCTTGGCTTTTTTCTTCTTCTTTTTTGGCTTCGGCTTTGAGCTGTACGCCTTCATCCCATAACCCATAACAGCCTCCTATTTGCCCTTGTGGACTTTCTGAACCTTAAATTCAGCAGACTGAGAAGCGCCTTTATGGGGCTTGTAGCCTCCGGGCGGGTTCTTCATCAGCTTGTATTCTTTGCCATCCTTCATCCAATGATAGCCTTTTGGCGCTTTAACCTTCATACCATCACCATTTCTTGCAAGACCAATATCTTGCAGTCAATTTACTTGGAGGATTTGTATCACACTTATGCCTAGCCCTAAAAGACTTACGCCTAGCGGGTTGACTCTTTTTGATCGTCATCTTGGCATCACCAAACCTAATCGTCTTGGTCTTGTCCCCCTGCTTCGCCACCACTACGAACTTCTTCGTTGGGTGATTCGGCGTTCTCTTCGGCTTGTTGTACCCGCTTACGCCCGCGCGCGCCAGCTTTGGGTCTTTTTTCTTGGGCATCAACCCTCTCCTTGAGCTGGTCTAATTGCTGCCTCAAGTCTTTCAACTGCTCCCCCTGCTCCTTGAAGGCGCTGTTGACTTGGCCGAACAGGTTGTTGAGTTCCGTTTGCGTCATTAACATTTTGCTGCTTACCCTTTATTTCATTTTCCTTGAGAAGTCTGTCTGCGACCTTGAGCCTACGCTCAAACTCTTTGTCATCCTCATTGCCTTCTTTTAGGTTTCTAGTTACGGCGTTGACGATGTCTACCTGCAACTCTTGCGGTGCAAGCTGGGACTCGACCGACAGCTTGGCGGCTCTGGCCTGAGATTCAGCCGCTTGGCCGTTTAGTGCTGCAGTCTGGCTTTGCTGTAGGGCTACTTGGGCTTGTTGCGCCATCATAGCCATCTGCTGAGCCTGCGGATTAGGCTGTGAAGCCTGTTGCATGGCCGCTATCAGCTCTTCGCGGTTGCTGAGGTTCATATTCTCAATGATGCTCTGCATCAATACAGGGTAAAGCGGGCTATCTTGCTTCATTGTCTGCAACAACTGGACAAGCTGGGTAACCTCATATTCCCTAGCAATAATGCCCAATGTGCTGGTTGCGACAAACTTATAGTCCGAAACAGGGTAGTTTTCGGGGTCAAACTGCATATATCGGTGTGCCGCCTTGGTTACAAAGGGCAGAAGGAAGGACTGCTGAAAATTAATAAGAGTACGCTTATGCCGCTTGATAATAGCGCCGAGAGACATACTGATACCAGCGGCTGTTGCTTCACCATTAACCTGACCTGCGATACCAGCAGAATCCACCGCGCCTGTAGCTTGTTGTACCATCTGTTGTAACGCAGCGGCTTGACCAAACGTAATCTGGTTGACCTGTCCGAAGTTAAACGGCTGTAGTACTTCACGAGGATCTCCATTGGTTAAGATCATCTTGCCGGGGCGTACTTCTGGCTTAGCACCTCTAGGAAGCCGTGTGGCGTCCACAGCGAGCATTGGGTGGATTGTGAGGCTCAGGGCATCAATACGCGCGCGAAGCTCTGTATCAAGCGCCTTCTGGCTGTTATAGCCCTTCTCACAAACGCCACGACCCCAGAATCGGCCCGGCACTACATCCCAAGGAAATGCAACGACAGGGCGGTCGTTCATCATGTAGGGGTTGGCTTCCGCCTTGAGAAGTACGCCACCATTAGCAATTACCACGATTGCCTCGACATACATCGAGTCTTCTTCTACCTCTACGTCTTCTTGCTCTAGAAGATC